TTCGGTGATAGCTCCATGCAGGACTTCACCCAACACAGGAGCAAGGCCCGCAGGAAGTCCTATTGCGCTAGGTCTGGCGGGATTAAGGGCGGAGAGGGCAAGCTGTCGGCCAACTATTGGGCTAGGAAAGTGCTTTGGTCCTGCTAGCCGCCTCCCCTAGCGGGGAGGTGGAGGGGGAAACGAGTTTCTGTCAACACCAATCTTATGAGCAAATCAGGCGAACGCTACAAAACGAAGGCGCAGATGAAGCGCCATGAGCAGATGGAGTCGAAGAAGGATCGGATGATGGAATACGACTCCATGAAGACCAAGAACCACGGGACCTCCCGTAAGAAGTGTTCCTGACATGCCCCTGACCAAAAAGGGTAAGAAGATTATGGCCGCGATGGAGGCCGAGTACGGCAAGGAGCGGGGTCAGCGTGTCTTCTACGCCTCTGCCAATAAGGGCAAGATTAAGGGCGTAGACTTCAAGCGCAAGCGGCGTTAAGTGGTAGGATAGGCGTATGCCCAGATACGCCTCATACGGGAGGACGGACAGTCCGTTTGTTGCAGACGGGGACACGGCCTTTGCCCGCATCAATCAACGCCTTCGTCCCGATCAACTAAAGCCGGGTGAGGTGGCTGCGTCCCAGAATGGACGCATGGACGTTGACGGGGCATGGCAGACGCGCAGGGGCTATCGGAACGTCTTTGCCAACATCACCAGCGGGGCAGGAGCTCCCGTGCTGCCCATCAACCTGCCCTTCAATCTGAATGATTCGGCGGTGAATGCCGTGTATGGGACGGCCCTGTATTCCGATCCGAATAGCGCCTCCACTGAGTATGTGGTGCTGGCCACCAACAGCTCGGCCATTCTGGTGAACACCAGCACCTTGGTTCCAACCACCGTCAACTATCCCACTGGGAACACGGTGGACTCAAGCTGCCACGTTCTTCAGGCATTTGAAAACCTGTTCATCTTCAGGGACGGGCAGGTGGCGTTTGAGTGGCATGGGTTTATTCCTGCCATTACGTCAGCCTTGAGGCAGGGAAATGAGGCTAGGCTCACGCTGGCAAGCCACCATCATGTCCAGAAGGGCGACACCATCGTCGTATCTGGCATCACTGGCTACACGGGCACCAATCCCAACGGCACGTTCACCGTCAAGAATGTGACGGCCACCGAGGTCCATTACGACAACAGTGGGAGCAATCAGTCTGGGTGGGTGGTGTCTTCGGCATCTGCCAGCAGCCCGTTTGAGCTGGTGGATAGGGGCGTTTACACGCAGCCGTTGGTTTACGACACGTCGGAGAACACGGACATTGCCGATGGAGTCGTCACCGTCACTGCTTCCGGGCACGTCATTGAGGTGGGCGACTTGGTAATGGTGAGCGACAAGGGTGCCACCGACCTCAACCCCCTTACGGAATACCGGGTGTACGAGATTACGGACACCACCTTCTCCTTCAAGGCAGATGCGGCAGACATCACCAATGCCACCATTGCCGTGGGCAAGAGGCAATCCATCGGGCTTGGCTTCACCCACATGCCCGCCCCGCCTTGGGCCATCTACCACCAGCGCAGGTTGTGGATGCCGTTCAATTACGCCATGACGGGCACGTCAGGAAGCCCCGTCATCACGTCTAGGAACACCAAGGACGAGCTCATTGCGTCGGACATTCTGGACGAGCACACCTACGACCAGATTCAGAACCAGTTCAAGATTGCGTCAGGAGCAGCCGACTTCATCGTGGGCCTACAGCCCTTTGCGGAGGACAATCTGGTGGTGTTCGCCCGCAACTCCATCCACCTCATCAGGGGCGTGGGAGCCGACCTAGGCAACACCACCGTGCAGGAAATCACCCGTGAAATCGGGGCCGTGTCCCGCAAGTCGATTGTTCAGGTGGGCAACCAAATCCTGTTCCTGTCCGACAACGGGGTGTACTCCGTGGACTTCGACCAGCTCTACAACCTGCGCGGGGCCAATCTTCCCCTTTCCGAGGCAATCAATCCCGTTATCAGGCGTATCAATCGCACTTATGCCTCAAACTCCGTGGCCATCTACCACGACAACCGCTACTATCTGGCGGTGCCTTTGGATGGCTCCACGGTGAACAACGTCATCTTGGTTTACAACTTCCTCAACCAAGGGTGGGAGTCGATAGATGTCATCAATGACTCGCGTTGGAACATCATCGGGTTTGTGAGGTCGGGTGCTGGCATCGTCAATCGCCTCCACACCATCAGCAAGGACGGCGGCATCCATATGATTGATGAGGCCACGGCTCAAACCAACACCGACTACTTGGATAGCCTCTGCCTGTCTGTTGGAGGATCAGCAGCCGACTATCCAATAAGCAGCTACGTCACCACTAGGCAATACACCTACGGGACGATGGACAGGAAGAAATTCAACTCCTACGAGATTCACATGGAGAGCGCATCCAACATTGAGTCGGATGCCGCGCTTTCCATTGAGATGGAGAACCCCGACTCCACCGTCTCGCTTGGCACCGTGTACGCCATCAACTCCAGCGAATATGTGCCTGCCGCCGAGGACATCTCCATCCGTGGCCGCGTTGGCAACAGGCGTGGCTATGGCGCTCAATTCACCGTCACCCCAAGCAGGGGCCGTCCCAAGCTCAGGGCCGTCAGGTCAATCGGAATACTGATTGATGGGGCCGTAACCACGGAAGACTAATGGCTGACATCAAACTGGGATATGTCTTCTCCGACAAGAATGAAGACTGGTCTAGCCGAAAGAACACGGCCATAAGGCTCAACAAGATGGTTGAGAGTGCCGTCATAAGCGGCATCACTGGTGATGACATTGCCAATGGCACGATCACCGGCACCAAGATAGCCAATGGAACCATCACCGGGACCAACATTGCCAATGCCACCATTGCTGGCGTAAACATCCAGAACGCCACAATCACTGGAAGCAACATTGCCAATGCAACTATTTCCGGTGGAAACATCGAGACAGCAACCATCACAGGTGGAAACATTGCGGCAGCCACTATTTCGGGTGGAAACATAAGCTCCGCAACCATCACTGGGGCAAACATTGCAGCGGCTACGATAAGCGGAGCTGAAATAGCGGCGGCAACAATTAGCGGAACAAACATAGCCGCTAACACGATTAGCGGTTCCAACATCGCCTCATCCACGATCAGTGGAAGCAACATTGCCGCGCAAACAATCAGTGCAGCCAACTTGGTCAACGGGACTATTACGGCATCTCAGATAGCCAACCTAACAATTACAGCGGCTCAAATCGACAATCTGACCATTAACGGGGCGAAGATTGCGTCCGACGCCATTACAAACAGCAAGATTGCTGACAGTGCTGTAACAGATTCCAAGGTTCAGGATGCCACGCTAACGGGTGGAAAGTTGGCCAATGCGACGATTACGGCGCTTCAGATTGCCAACGCCACCATTACATCCACCCAGATTGCCAACGCAACGATTACTGGGTCGAACATTGATAATGCCACCATCACAGGCTCTAATCTGGCCAATGGGACAATTACCTCAACCCAGATTGCCAATGCCACAATCACTGGCAGCAAGATAGCTTCCGGGACCATCACAGCATCCAACATCACGGCAGCCACCATTACGGCTACCGAGATTGCCAATGCAACCATCACGGGCTCCAAGATAGCCAGCGGCACAATCACGGCCTCAAACATCTCTGCGGCCACCATTACGGCCACGGAAATTGCTAACGCCACAATCACCGCCACCAACATCGCCAATGCCACGATTACGGCAAGTCAGATAGCCAACCTGACGATTACTGGCGCAAAGATTGCGGATGCAACGATCACCAATTCAAAGATAGATACGCTTGAGGCGAATAAGATTACGGCTGGAACCATCACGGCCACCATTAGCCTTGAGTCTCCCAAGATTGCTGTGGCGGGTGCCTGCTACAACACCGCCTCATACAGCACCAACACCTTTGCCAGCACGACCCTGACGGTGGGTGATGATGGAACAACCAAGCCAAGCGGGTTTGATGCCACCACGCCGTCCTATCTGACGATTGCGGATGCCAAGCTGTACGGATGGGGCCATGGTTCTTTTGGCAACCGTTACGGACGTTCTGACCCTAAGATTAGCGTGTTTGCCGTGGGTGAGTTTTCTGGCATAGCCAGTGGTGAGTTTGCTTCATACTCAATCGAATACAGCACGGATGGTGGAACAACTTGGTCGCAGGTTACCGCGATTGACGCCTCTGCTCACAATCCGCAAACCTTCGTTTCCGTGTCGGGGGCCCTTGAGCTCACCGGAATGGCGGCTCTAGGCTCCGTTGACTTCAGGTTTAAGCTGTCTGGAACCAATGGCGGCAATCCTACGTTTGAATATGGCCAGATTCAGGTTTTGTGCCACAACTTCTAACCTAGGATAGAATAGGGCATGGCTATCCTATCCAAGGGCTACACTTTCGGTTCCACTGAGCAGGTGACTTCCGCCAAGCTCAGCAGCCTCGTTGACTCCGCTTCGTTCGTGTCGGGAAGCTCCGGGACGTGTGCCTCTGGCGGCGGGCTTGAGGTGACGGGTGGTGGCCAGCTTCAGATTCTCAATGGCGGCGTCACCTCCACCAAGCTGTCCACTGGTGCCCCCACTTGGACAAGCGGGGGAGACCTCACGGTGTACAGCGGTGGCAACTTCATCTGCGGTGGCACCGGCACCTTTGGCGGCACCATCAGCACCTCTGGCAGCATTGAGGTGAATAGCACGCTTGCCGTCACGGGTACGTCCACGTTCACGGGCAACTCCACCTTTGCTGGTCAAATCATCCGCTCTGGAACGTCCTCTGGCCGCACGGTTCAGCTCAGGACGGGTGCTGTATCACCCAACGCCATTAGCTTTGGTTGGGACAATGGCGACCTTCTGGTTACGGTTGACGGCACCGAATACAAGGTGACGCTGACGGCTGTTTGAGTCCCATAGAACAAGCCAAAGCCTACTACCAGTCGAAGGGCTGGAGTTTTGAACAGGACCTAGGCTTCTACCTTTGCCACGGCTACGTCTTCTCCACGCCTGATAGGCTGCTTCTGGCCAAGCCTGTCAGGAAGGAGATTGGTGAGGCTGATTGGCACCCCAGCCAGCCAGATTGCTGGTATGTGCATTATGCGGCAGGAAAGGGCGCTTTGCAGTGGTTTGTGGGGCAAGCCCCCTTCTTCCTGCCCTATCTCGGTTGGACTCGTAACAAGGGGTACAATCGCATCTTCAGGGCTTATCCCACTCGGCTAGTGTGTGCTAAACTAGCCAGCAACGACCATGGCTTCCGTCAAGACTCCCACTCCCCCTCCCGCTCCTCAGCCCATCAGCATGGCGGAAGAATACCGCAGGACGGCAGAGATGATGGCCGACCCCGAGCTTCAGAAGCGGATGCTGGACTTGGAGCGGACGCTGCGTCCTGAGTATGCGGCCCTCAATCTAGCCGACCTCCAGACGTACATGGGCGGGGTGCTTGGCCTTCAGGAGCAGGCTGCCCGTCAGGCTGGACGCCTTGAGCGTGAGGTACTGGGAGCGCAACGTGCGGCTGACATTGCCGACGTGGAGCAGTATGGGGCTAGGGCTACGGCTGCCCTGCGTGCGGCTGATCCCTATGCCGCCCGTCTGGCTGAGCTTCAGCAGAAGCAGGCGGAGCAGGCCTACGCCACGTCTGGTCAGGTGAGCCCTGAGCAGATGCGTATGGCGCAGCAGCAGGCCCGCGAGGCCGGGCTGGCGCGTGGACGCCTTGGCGACACGTCCTCCATTGCTGCCGAGATTCTGGGCCGTGAGGATGTGCTGGGGCGGCGTCGGGCTGAAGCTGCTCAGATGGGGCAGTTGGCGTTTGGCATGAATCGGGCCATCAGCGCCGATCCGTTCCAAGCCATCCTCGGGCGTCAGTCGGGAGCCCTTGGTTACGGGGCCCAGCAGCAGGGCTTGGTGCAGCAGCTTGGCGGACAGGCCATTGGTCCCCGTGCCGTGGACTACGGACAGGGCGTCAACCTAGCCCTTCAGAATCAGGCCAACCTCGGCCGCTATCAAACCTCCATTTATGGGGCGCAGAGCAGCGCTGCTGCGGCTGATGCTTCCTCCAAGAATGCCTTGCTCGGAAGCCTGCTGGGAGCCGCTGGGTCGGCTTATGGCGGCTAGCTCGGCAGGGGATAACCAACACCATGGCCGTAGCTACCGGAACACAAATTCGTCCAGAACTCTCGGCTGTTGACTACACGCCGATTGCACAAGCAGCCGGTCAAGCTGCCCAGATGCAGTTGGCTGGTGCTCAAGCCTTGGGCAAGGGCATCATGTCTGTTGGGGCTTCGGTTGGAGACGCCATCCAGCAGTATGAGAAGAACAAGGCGGCTAATGCCGTCCTTGAGGGCGAGAACGCGGCCATGCTGCGCAGGATGGCTGGCAATCCCCAGATTAGCGCATATGCGCCAGATCAGGCCACGCTTGGCAAATACACCGACAAGTTGGTCAAGGGCGGGCTTTCCCTTTCCGAGAACAAGAAGCTGAACGCCGAGCTGAACACGGCCTACAAGCTGTTTGAGGCCGATAGCAGGATGGCCCAGCAGCAGCTCTACGCCGAGCAGGCTAGGGCTGGCACGGAGCGCATGAAGTTTGAGCTGGATCAGGCCAAGCGTGAGCGCAGTGCCACCGATCAGTTCAACCTCCAGCTTCAGCAGCTCGGGGATGATGAGCGCACTGCCGAGAAGATTTTCGACATTGGCGTTCAGCTTGGCGCTCCGGCTTCGGTAGTTAATGCGGCTGTTGGTGGAAAGCTGAACATTGGGCAATTTGAGCTGTCCCGAGAGGTACAGAAAGCCAATAAGACCAGGAATACCCTGGAGGTGGAGCAGCTCCAGCGGCAGCTTGATGCGGCCAAGGCCACAAGCCCTGACAAGCTGGTTGAACTTATCGACAGGGATGGCGTGAAGGTGCTTCAGTTTACGGACAGCATCACCGGCAAGAAGACGTTTGATGTGGTGAAGCTGCCCACGACTAAGCCCACCACCGCTGAGCAGCTTTCGTCCGCCGTTCAGATGTACAGGATGGGCGTTTCTGGTGGGAACAGCGTCCTGACCAATGCCGCCATAGCCGACTATGCCGAGGCCATGGGCTACAAGGGTCCGGGTTGGAGCACGGAAACCATCGGGGAAGAGCTGGCCAAGCTGGCTAGCAAGGTGCCTGTTGCGGCTGCTGCTGCCGCTGGTGGAGCTGGCATCCGTTCCGCCAAGCCCGTCACCGCAGAGCAGAAGGCCCCGGGCGTGTCCCCTGCACCGGCTGCTCCTTCAGCGACTCCTGCTCCCGTCAAGGCCAAGGATGGCAAGGCTGTCTCCCAGCCGCAGCTTCCTCCCCAGCCCACCTCCCCTCCTCCTTTTGAGCAGGTGGTGATGAACACGGAGCAAGCCCTTGCTGCGGCCCCTCAGGCTCCCGTCGTTGACACCAACCTGTTCGTCGAGCCGCCTCCCGCAACGGCTCCCCGTCCTTCTGCGCGTCCCCTTTCCCCTGCCTTCAACTATCCAGCCATGTCGGTGCTGGGTGGTGCCGAGCGTCTGGCTAGGGCTTTAGGCCCCGTGGAGCAGCAGATTGCTGCCCCCGGCAGGCTCCTTAATGAGCTTGGCCGCTATGGCGGAGCTGCCATGACGGGCGTCTTCACCGGCAACTATTCCCTTCCGGAACAGGGCATCGTTGACACGGCAAGCGAGGGGATGGCTAGGCTGCTTTCTGGAAGCAATGCCGTTGGCGAGACGGTGAGAACGCTTGGAATGCCATTTGGAATGGTTCCAGAGAGCGTAGGTCAGGCCGTCTTCGACCAGCCCACCAACTCCATTCAGGCCACTATGGAGGCCCTGTCCTCCGGAATGAGGCCCTCCCGAGGCGCGCCACAGCCCGCTCAGCCCGCTGCTGCTCCCCGTCCCATGCAGAGCGCGGAGCTTCCGCAGATTGAGCTTTCCAAGGACGCCAAGCGCATCGCCAACATGCTGCTTCAGGAGTATGAGAACAACAAGGGCGGAAAGCCTCCGACGTTCACGATTACGGCGACAAGTCCGGGAGGGAAGGAAACCAGCATTAAGCTATCCAACCCTGAAATTCTTGCCGTTATGTCCAATCCAACCAACTTCGGAGGCATCATCCGTGGAGGGCAGGAGGCATTCACGCGACAGAACGCCGAGATGAACCGTATCATGCAGGAAATGCTGGCGGCTCGTCAGATGGAGTTGGCAAGGCGCAGGGCCAATCGCGCCCGCTAGTTTCCTCCCCGCTGCGCTGGGGAATAATGCGCTATGATTGCCTCCAATGCCTAAGTACATCATCAATACCAGCAAGGGCGCTTTTGAGGTGGAGGCCGACCGCCAGCCGACACAGGAAGAGGGCGAGCAGTATGTCAGCCAACTGACGGCCCAAGCTGAAGCCCCTGTGGTGAAGCAGCCTGAGCCTGCGGCTGGTAAGCTGCCCGAGGGCAGTCAGCCCTTGCGCGAGGCTACGGCTGGGGAAATTGCCACGGGGGTGGCCGTGGAGGCTGGTGCTCCCATTACGGCTGGCATCGTCGGAACGGCCATTGGAGGGCCTGTGCTGGGCGCTCTGGCGGCTGGTGGAGCTGGTGCGTTGGGCAGCTACGCTAGGCAGCGGATGGAGCAGAAGGCTGGCACGCGGGAGTCCATCAGCCTAGGTGAGATTGCGGCGGCTGGCATCACCTCCGTGGTTCCTGCTGGCCTTGGGGCAAAGGCCGTCATGGGGGCCAAGGGCCTGTTCACCCCTGCCATCATCCGTGCCACCCAAGGTGGAGTGACGGCGGTGTCTGCCGAGGCGGTGAAGAACGTCATCGACAAGGGCGAGCTGCCGACGTGGGAGGAGATTGCCCTCCCTGCCGCTGTGGGAGCGGTGGCTGGCGGTGCGTTGGGGGCCGTTGAGAAGCGCTATCAGATGGCGGGCAATCTCATTGCCAATCCCGTTGCCGCTCAGGCTGCCCAAGCAGCCACGGGTCTAGGCGTGGGGGCTTACGTTTACAACGACGCCATTGAGCAGGGTGAAACCAATGCGCTGCCCAAGGCCGTGCTTTACGCCTCAATGGCCTATGGCGCGACGCACATCCCTTCCCTGATAGCCAAGAACCCAGAGATTAGGGAGAAGGTGGAGAATGCGGTGCTTGGGCCTGAGAACGTGCTTGGTAAGAAGGTGGTGAGGGGCATTGAGGCCTATCAAACCAAGCTCACCGCCACTCGGAACGAGGCCACAGGGCTGGGCCTTTCCATCAAGAAGGAGATAGAGGGCTCTGCCAATCCCCAGCAGCTCACGGCTGATGTGCTTCAGGCCCTTGATGGAAGGTCTCCAACCAACATCCTGCCCACCAATCTTAGGTCCTATGTGGACAGGGTGATTGAGCTTCGTTCGGACAACGCCCAGTTCATCCTGAACAACTTCGAGCTTCCGGATGACATTGCGAACTCCATCAAGAAGAATGATGGCTTCTACATGCGGACGGCCTATGCCGCCCACGATCCGAATGCCAAGCGCTATCGTGACTTTGATGAGCCCACCAAGAGGGCGGCGTTCAAGGCCAAGCTGGAGAGGGACCTCATCAACGAAACCCCGTCCCTAACCCCGGCCCAAGCCTCCGTTGAGGCGGACGGCATCATGGCTAGGATGCTGGATGACGTTGGCTATCTGTGGTCGAACAACGCCCCCATCCGTATGGGCGGAGGCGGACCCACGTCTCCCCTACGGCACAAGGGTCAGCTCAGCCAAGAAGCCCGTGAGTGGCTGGGAGAGATAAAGGACCCTGCTGCCATTGCAGCCAATTCCCTCAACGCTCAGGCCCGGCTCATCATGCATGAGGTGCATGACCGGGAGTTGAGGAACATGCTGCTTGGACAGGGTGGCGTTGGCGCATTGGACATGAGGCCGGGGTATGTGAAGCTGGTTGGTCCGGATGAGCCCGTGCTCCATCGCCAACTGGCCGACATCTACGTTCCGGAGGTGTGGGCCAAGGCTTATCAGGAGATGCTCTCCCCCAATCTCATCGGGGACAGCTCCATTGCCAAGGGCTGGATGTCGCTTCAGGGTTTGTCCAAGTCGCTCAAGACGGTGGGCAATCTTCCCGAGGCCATCATGCCTCAGGTGATTGGCAACTTGGCCATTGCCGCCAGCTCCTTCAAGCTCAACCCGCTTGAGCTGGTGAAGTCGGCCAAGCAGACGGCACAGGCGTTTGGATGGACCGGAGGCAACATCACGGGGCAGGCCCGCGTCAACATGCTGAAGGAAATCAAGCGGATGGAGTCGCTTGGCGTCATCAAGTCGGGAGCCGAGGCAAAGGAACTGTCCACCTTCATTGACGAGTCGGCAGTGGGCAAGGGACTCAAGGACGTGATGGAGAAGTTTGGCCGGGTGTACAGCTTCCCCGACACCTTCGTCCGCTACGCCATTTACAAGGGCAATGTTAAGGAGATAGCCAGCTTCAGTCCCGGGCTGGGCATGGACCAGATTGAGAAGCTGGCGGCTGATGTCACCAACGACACCTTCCCGACGTATGAGCGCATCATGCGCCGCTTCCGTCAGGCTTCAGCCGTTGGCGTGGCCAATGCCTTCGGTGCGTTTGAATATGAGGTGGTGCGTACCACCGTGAATCAGGCCAAGTATGCCTCCAAGCTGCTCTATGAGGGCGCTAGGACGGGCAATACGGCCATGGCCTTGGCGGGTGCCAAGCGTGCCCTTGCCCTCGGCAGCGTGGCCGCAGCTACCACCGGGCTGGCCACCTACGGCAGCTACGTCCTTGGCTCAACGGAGCAGGACGTGAAGGACATGTCCCGCATCGGGCCTGTCTTCAACAAGGGCAAGGCCATCGTCGGAAAGGTGAATGATGATGGCACGTTCTCATCGGCACCCATCAACTACATGATGCCGTATGCGAACATGATGACGACGCTCAATGCGGCGTACAACGGCGAGAACCCCCTGCCCTACCTGAAGACGACGTTCTTGGGAGACGACCTTGGGCCGCTGCTCACGTCCACCACGGAGGCCATCACCAACACCTACTACGGGACGAAGGTGGCCATCAGTGAGCCTAGGGATAATGTCCTGCTCACGGAGCGTCTGCTTTCAAGGGCCTTCCTTCCGCAGTTTATTACGGGAACGATGAGCCGCCTTGAGAAGGCCTATCGCGGGGAAACCAACAAGCTGGGCACCAAATACACCTACGAGGACCAGCTCCTGCGCTTTGGCGGCTACCGCAGCGACCGCTTGGACATCCTTGGGTCGGCTGCCGTCCGCATACGAGACATTGCCCAGCCCCTCGGGGAGGAGCTGTCAGGCTACAAGCGCATCATCAAAAACCGCATTGACCCGGAGACGGGCCGCTTTGTGGGTGTAGATGAGGATGCCATCTACCGCGAGCGCAACGCCCGCTACATGGCTGGGCAGGAGGAGTTGGCCGAAACCTATCGGGCCATCAAGCGCCTATCTACCAAAACCCAAGGCATCACGGATGACAAAATCATCAACGCCTTCCGGGCCGCAGGCGTGCCCAATCGCCTCATTGCTGGTGCCATCTGGGGCTACAAGGTGCCCATGCCCCGTGGCATCGCTGAAAGCGACAGCGAGGTGGTTGAGGCCATCATGTCCGATCCCGAGAAGCGGCGTAACGCC